CTAAAGTAACCCTACTTTTTAATGAGCAATGGCAAGTGGTGGTAGTAGGCTCCGCCAACCTTACCCGCAACCCTAAAACCGAAGTTGGCATAATAGACAGTCACCCGGTAAGTTTTCAGTTTCACTATAAATGGATGCAAGATGAATTGGCCAAAGCTAAGTGAGGAAGAACTGCAATTGCTAGAAGAGCTGGCTGCGGTATTCTTTACCGAAAAGCAATGTGCCATTGTTTTAGAAAAAGAAGAAAAGGCCTTTATAGCCGCAGCTAGCAGCCCAATAAGTCCCATTTACAAATGCTACCACAAAGGCCGCCTAAAAGCCATTTACGAGGTGCGCAAAAATGCTTTCGCTATGGCTAGGAACGGCAGTAGCCCTGCCCAAAGCTTCGTAGAAAAACTATTACAAGATTATGAGTTCCAAAAGACAGTTGACCAAACATAAAGTAGATCACTTAGGCTTTAATACCGATGCCGAAAAAATTATTGGCTACCTAGATGGCAGCCTTTCTAAGGCACAGCTTAATGCTAAGATGGTGGAGAAACTCGATCGCATTGTCCAGGCTAAAGCGTGGCTTTTCGAACATAAGTTTCAGACCAAAGTAGTGGAGATGATGATGAATCATTACCACTACTCCGAAGTTACCGCCTACCGCGATTTACGTTTAATGGAGCGTGTTTTTGGTCCGCTGCTGCGGATGAGTAAAGATTTAAAACGCGCCTTGGCCGATGAGATGATTCGCCAAGATCGAGAACTGGCCATCGCTAAAAAAGATACCAAAGCCCTGGGCGCTTCTACCCGTAATTACATTCTCTTGCACCAACTGGATAAAGAAGACCCCGAGCTACCCGATCTCACCAATTTCGATTTCCACCCCATTATTATGGCGGTCTTGCCCGAGCAAGTAGGCCAAGAACCACCCAGTGAAGATGAGCTTTTGGAAAAAGTAAGCGACTGGTGGGAAAGCCAAGCCGAAGAAGCCCAAATAGAAGACCATGAGTAAACCTAAAGCCCTCCACTTTAATATTCCACAACTTACCCACCATTTAGTAAGTGCCAGTAAAAGCTATAATGTTTGGGCGCGTGGTACCGGTAAAACTACTGGCGTACTAGCGCCCTGGTATATTGAAAATGCTCGCCAAATGCCCAGAGGGCAACATGGCATTGTAGGCTCTACCTTTCAGCAATTGCTGGTGCGCACCCTACCCCCCATTATTCAAATGTGGAATAAGATGGGCTACCACGAAGGCCAACATTTTGTTTTCGGCCGCGAACCCTCAGAGAAGTTTAAACGCATGTGGAAATGGGAAGCACCGCGCACTAAGCCACTCGATAGTAAGTATGCCATTTACTGGTTTAATGGCGCTTGTAATGTTTTAATTAGTCAAGATAGAGCGGGAAGTTCCAACGGTCTCTCTCTGGCTTCCCTGGGCGGAGATGAGGCCAAGCTTTTAAACAAAGAACGCTTAGACGATGAAACCATTCCTGCCCTACGTGGTGATCGTAATTACTTTGGTCATTTACCTAGTTACCGGAGTGAATGCTATACCACCGATATGCCTACAAATCCAGCTTCTAAGTGGATTTTAGACATGGCCGAGCAAATGGATGAGCAGCAAATTGAATTAATTCTTCAGCTGCAGCTGCAGCAGAACTTGCACCGTAAGAACTTACTGAAAATGAAAGGTGCTGCCCATAAGAATACCCTAGTAAAGATCAATAAGCTGCAAACGGAATTGAACAAGCTACGCCTCCCCCGTAAGGTGGGTAATGAGTATAAATACTCTATTTTTTATTCCGAAGCGAGCGCTCTGGAGAACCTCGATGTATTAGGACCCGAATACCTTTCGGATATGCGCCGTATTCTCTCCAGTGTAAAATACCGTACCTCAATTTTAAATGAAAAGCTGCTGGGTGTAGAAGAAGGGTTTTATGGCAATTTAGATACTTCGCATCATGGCCAAGATTGGTTTAACTATCAATACCTCGATAGCTTTATCGGTGATCTAAGAAATGAGAAGCTACGCTCGCAAGACTCCCGCCATGATAATGGCTTTATTGGCGCCAAGCCCTTAGATATTGCCTTTGACTACGGTGATAAAATTAACTGCATGGTGGTGGGCCAAGAAGTAGGCGACGAATACCGTTTTTTAAAGAGTCTTTTTGTTTTGCATCCTCAGTTGATTGATGCCGTAGTAGATAAGTTCTGCGACTATTACAAGTACTACCCCACCAAAGCGGTTTACTATTATTACGATCATACTGCCTTACCCAGTAGCGGTGTTACCGATTTCAATTATTACATGCGCGTGCTCAGTACTTTCCGCAAAAGAGGTTGGCAGGTTATTGAAAGATATATTGGCCAAGCTCCTCGGCATGAAACCAAGTACGAGTTTATTAATCTGTTTATGAGAGAGACCGAGCCGCGCCTACCTAAATTCCGTTATTCCAAGTCTAATTGTGCCGCTTGGGAAATGTCCGCCTTGGGTGCTCCGCTTAAAGCTTCAGAACGAGGTTTTCGTAAAGACAAATCAAGCGAACGCGACCCCAAGGTAAAGCCCGAAGAATCCACCCACCTAAGCGATGCAGGTGATACCTTGATTTTTGGGAAATACCATGAAAAGCTCAATGAGTCATCCCCTTTTATACCCATGCTCTAGACCAATTACTGATTAATCTTAGTATTTACAGCACTTGTGATCTGATGTAATTAAGCCTCACGATCTAGTGTCCATTAGAGATAATTCGCGGCGAAGGTAGCTACGCCTCTCGGCGTTCCGACTCGTGCCTCGCCTACTCTGGCGATGGCTGCGCTTTTTCCCTTGCCGAAATTAAATCTCTAATTATGTACACCATTCGTGAAGTAAAGCTCTCCTACATTAAAGAGCACCAAGTATCTGAAGTAAATAATACCAAGATCAAATCCAGTAAAGGGTCAGCCGATCTCTTACGCACAATATGGGCCGATGATCTCGATATGATTGAGCGCTTTTACGTGCTATATCTCAACAATGCCAATCAGGTACAATCTGTTAGCCTGCTTAGTATGGGCGGCATCACCGGCACCGTGGTAGATACCCGCATTCTCTTTGCTACTGCTTTAAATTGCCTTGCTACCAGCATTATTATAGCGCATAACCACCCCAGTGGCAACCTCAAACCCAGCCAGGCAGACATCCAACTTACCCGCAAAATTAAAGAAGGCGGACAGCTACTAGACATCACGCTCTTAGATCATATTATCTTAAGTGAAGACTCTTACTACAGCTTCTGCGATGAAGGCATGCTCTAAGAACCACAAAGCGCTGCGGCGCTTTTTTTTATGGTCAAGCTTGAGCTTGCCCCAGCCCACTAAGGGGGCTGGCCCTATTCTGAGCGAGGCCCAGTATAGGGGGGGCGCGCGGTCGCTGGGGCTGCGCTGCTCATATATCCGCAGATCAAAAAGCGGCAATTGCCAAAACGGCACAGGGCGCAGTCGAGGAACGGTGTCCAAGAATGGCAGTCAACTCTGCGAGATTGACGGCCATTTGACTGATTTTAAGAACGATAGCCAAAAAAAAATGACAAAATATGTCTTAATAATATATCATATTTGATATATTTTACTTATCTTTGAGTATCAACGAATTGATAATCAAGTTACTAATTATGGAAAACACGAAGAAAAGCGGAGCGGCTGCCACTGCTCCCAAAAAGTCAAAAAGCCTAGAGGCACAAATTGAGCATTACCAAAAGCTACACGCTAAGGTTCAAATGCGCGCCAAGTTTCAGAGCGTAGCGGAAAAGTTAGAGACTTTAAACGCCAAGCCCGACAGCGATTTTTTTGCAACGGACTATTCAAGCAGTTTGAAATTTACTTTTCAAAATGAACGCAACGTTTTTTTATCGATCAGCGACCCGGCCACCGTTGAAGAGATCAAAGAATTTTTAAAGGATAAAGTAGCCGCCAGAGTGGCCGCTCTTGATGCCGAAATTTTAGCCTAAAAAAAAGCCCTACTGGCTGCCACCGGTAGGGCTCTTAAATCTAATCGAAATGAATCAATTAATTATGGAAAGCAAAGATAAGAACAATAGCCGCAGAGATGCCCGCAGAAAGGCATTAATTAGCCTAAGTACTAAAGCCCGCGAGATGCGCGAGGAAAGCGAAGAATTAGCCGATTGCACCCTTAATGATATTATCATTAGCCACTTTTACACCGATGAAGAAAATTTTGAATTCAAGCTTTTGCGCGATTGGAACAAAGAAGGCCAGCAGGTAAAAAAAGGCGCGCGCGCTTTTACGGTTTGGGGTAAGAAGCGCAAAGGAACCAAGGCCGCAGAGCAAGAAGGCGGAGAGGACCAAGAGTATAAATTTTTTCCCTTGGCTTATCTTTTCAGCAATGCCCAGGTAGAAAGTAAAAAAACCAAAGCACCCAAAGCCCAGGAACCCGAACCCGAAGCCGCCGAGCTGAGCAGCGCAGGCTTTTAAAATATCTAAACTAATTTGCACCGCACGCAAAGAAATTTGTGTGGGGTGCAAAAAATTTCGCGCGCGGCTCAACAAGTTGTCTCCGCGCGCGCATCGCTTCCCTAGCCGGGAAGCAATCTAACATTAACATTCAAAGGATATGACCATCATTACTTATGATCAAATGCTCAAAGAAGAGCTTAAAAAAAAGCTCAAGGAAAAAGGAATTACGCAAAAAATGCTAGCTGAACGAATGGGGCTTACTCAAGGTAATATTTCGCGAGCATTAGCCCCGCATACTCAAGTAACTTTCCATCTAATTTGCTCCATAGCACAAGAAGCAGGTATTGAAATTAAATTTGAATAAGCCTGTCCTATAAACCTTCCCATCGCTATCGCATCTTGCTCCCATGCAAGGTGTACAACCCATAAAGCTTAAAGAAGCCCTAAAACAAATGGATGCCCAAGACGAGTCTGGGCTTCCTATCCCTTTTCAAGTTTCCTTTTATCCCGCTTCGCGCGATTTCAAAAACTTTAAGCGCATTCGTCTGCCTAAGGCAGTGCGTTGCGGCTTGCCGCGTCAACACCAAAAATCGAAAGATCTAGTGGGCGTTCGGCCTTTGGTACCAGGTAAACATATTTACTCCGTGCCCATTCGCCTTATTACCGAGTTTAACGAAACCCCTGTTATCCCATGAGTGAAATTGTCGCCCTCGGCGAACAGCAATATGCCTTACTTTCTACTGATTCGGTGATGCTTTTGGCTTCGGCCTTAGATCCGAAACCGCGGCAGCTTATTGATCCTGAGATTAAAGACAATAAAGAAATTAAAAACTGGGGTGACGATAATAATTACCCGCAATGGGTTTTAGAGCAGATTGGCGATGTTACCCTAGTAGAACCTATTATTGACTGGAAAGCCCGCGCCCTTTACAGTGGCGGCTTGGCCTATGGCCTGCTTTCGGTAGATGAAAAAGGCGAAGAGCAATTTCAGCGAATTATTGATGCGGAAATTGAAGACTGGATGGAAGCCACCGACCTAGATACCTATATCCGCGCGGCCAGTATTCAATTCTATACTTTCTATAATGCTTTTGCCCAGCTCACTCAGAGCCGAACTGGTCAATACATTACTTACCTCACCCCCTTGGACGCGGTAGATTGCCGCTATCAACGCAAGGATAAAAAAGGGCTCATTAAAAAGGTTTATATTTCTCCTGATTGGGAGAAGTATAATGACAAAGCGAGCGAAGTATTAAAGCTCGATCGCTTCGACCCTATTCGCACTAGCCTGGAAGAATGGCAAAAAATGCCCAATCACCAGTTTGTCTATGACCTTAACAGCCCATCCCCCGGAAGGGCCTATTACCAAAAGGCGCCTTGGCATGTAATCCTATCTACTTGGCTGCCTATTGCCCGCGCAGTCCCTGCCTTTAAAAAGGCTTTGCTTAAAAATCAGCTAACCATTAAGTACATTATTAAGGTACCCGAATGGTGGTGGGAATGGAAGTATAAAGACTGGCTAGGCAAATCGGAAAAAGACAGGCTAAAGCTTATCACCCTCGAGAAGCAAGAGTTTGAAAAATTCTTTAAGGGCGACCGACAAGGCAATTCGATGATGTACACTCAGCGCGATAGCACCCACTCCAAAACCTACAGCGAGTGGGAAGTGGTGGTGGTTGATGATAAGATGAAAACGGGTATGTACATTGAAGATTCGCAGGAAGCCGATGCTCATATCTTTAAAAACATGGGCGTGGATTTCACCCTTTTTGGAAATGGTACCGGCAAAGATCGCTCAGGTGCTGGCAGTGGTAGCGATAAGCGCGTGGCTTGGAATAATTACATCATGATGACCAAGCCTCATCAAGATATTATTCTTAAACCCTTACAGCTCATCAGCCGCTGGAACGGTTGGCAAAAAAGATTGGGCGGTGAAAATAAACGCCTAGTGTGGTGGATGAAAAACTACCAAATAGCACGCCTTGACAGTGGTTCGGAAACCGAGAAAAGCAGCCCTAAAAAACAGTCCGAGGAATGAAAGTTTTAATAAGAACCGAAAGCGAATTAAAAGAATTCACTGGGGTAAGCATGGCTTTGAGCATTGAAAGCCTTAGCCCTCATTTAGCTTTTTCTTGGGCCGAGGATCAGCTGATCACTATTCTTGGACAGAGCCTTTATGAAAACCTGCTTAATGCTTATGCAGATGGTACTTTAGAAGAACCCGCTCAGGCTAAACTAAAGGTATTACTTCCTTATGTGCAAAAGCCCTTGGCCGCTTTAGCGGTTTATTCCTTTATGCAAGAAGGAGGCGTAATGATCAGCGACCAGGGAATAACCGCCGACCGCGATCGCAGTGCTTTTCAATGGCAACAGCAAAAAGCGGAAAGCCATTATCTCGAAAGTGCCTACCGATCTTTAGACCGTCTAATTGTTTTCTTACTGGCCAACAAAGCCGATTATAACAACTGGAGCGATACTCTTTACCACAGTAGCCAAGCCAATTTATTGATCAACTCCCCTGCTCTATTTAATGAGCATATAAATATTCGCAGCAGCTACCGCACTTTTGTAGCCCTTCTCCCCCATCTACGCCAAGTGCAAGAAAGGCAAATACTTTCCCTTTTAGGAGAAGCTTTTTTAGCGGATATTTTGGCCAATCTAAATGATGAGAAATACAAAGACCTTTTAAGATACCTCAGGCCCGCCCTTGCTTTTTTAAGCATGGCTGAAGCTATTGAAGTTTTACATATTGAACTAACTGGCGACGGTGCCCTTCTGTATAGTTTACGCACGAATGTGGGTAACATGCAAGAACAGCACGCACCAGCAAGCAGCGAATTGGCCCGCTCCGCGTTAAGGTACCAGGAGCGTGGCCGCAGCTGGCTTCAAGATTTAAGGGAACATTTAAACGCCCAAGCCAGCGCCGAGAAATACCCCTTGTATTTCAATAGCGCCAATTACGAAGACCCGACAGAGATCGGGCAATCTTATCAGCAAGACTTTAATAGCAATATGTATAATGGCCTCTAAAAAAGGAACTTCCAAACGCTCACTTCTCAAACGCTTTTTACTTTTTATCAGCCTACCCTTAAGGCGCTATATTCAATACCGCTTTCGCGTGGCCATTGAAAAAGATATTCGCATTGAAGAAATCCTCCTCCAAAAGCGCAAGCCCCACTGGAGCCCG